AAAAAGGAAACGAGCCTCCCCCTCGAGTGAGGGGGAGGAACTCTCCATCAACACGATACACGATGACAGCGAGAAAGAATCGACCGAGCCAACAGCCCGGGTACCGGAAATGGCACAGTGAACTAAAGGCCCGCAATCCTGAGACGTGGCTGGCGATGATCCGGGCGCTGCCGAGGCATTTGCAAAACGGTGTCGCGCGTTTGGTGTGGTGGGACTATTTTGCGGACAGGGGATGCACCCAACGGTGGAAGCAGTTGGACTGGGCTCTTAACACGCACGACGAACCAGAGATTGAAGAGTGGCAACAGGCCCTGATCGGGCTAGGTTATCCAGAGGCCGCGGCGGTCCGGCGCGTGAATCGGTATCAAAAGTTTTTTGGGTATACAGACGACGCGCGGCGAAAGCGGGCTTTATTGCCGAACGGCGGGGAAAGACATGGATTGTCCTACGCCAAGCCAAGGAATCTCTTGAAAGGGCCCTTCTCTGGAGGTGGGGATCAGTTTAAAGAAAGCTTATGAGTGAACTTTTTTTCACGTATTGTGACTGAGGAGCCACAAAAAACACGCAGGGGGGGAGCAAAGAAACCGAATTGGTTGGATTCGGAAGACGCCAAGGCCAAAGACCAGGGCTTTTTGTCCTCGGTCCAGATTGCGGCGCACCTAAAGTGCTCTCGAAACAACGCTTGGGTTAAGATTCGGGACGGGTGCCTAGTCAAGACCACGCAGGAGCTTGAAGAGTGGGTGAAGGCCCGCCAAGAGAAGCGCAGTGTGGCCGCGGATCTAAATGAGGCCCGGAAACGCAAGATTGAGTTGGAATCCGAACGGCTGCGGCTGCGGATCGAGATTGACCGAGGCCAAAAGATTGACCGAGAGAAAGTGCACGAGGCCGGGGTGGCCGCGGGCGCCGCCCTTGTGGCCGAGCTTTCGGTGTTGGCTAACGAGCTCCCCGGGCAGCTGGCGGGCCTCGGGGAATTGGACATTCGGGACCGGCTGCTGGCTCGGATTGATATTCTGGTGCGCAGCTTTCGGGAGCGTTTGGAAAATTTGAGGTTTGAGCATGAAGGCGAATCCGTTGATTGAGGGCCTCCGCCAAGGAGCGCAGCCGCGGTTTTGCGGGGATCCGTTGGACTGGATGGAGGAGAATGTAGTGCTCCCGCATTCCGCCCGGGCGACGCTGTTTGACCGGGCTACGGCCCCTTGGCTCAACGCAATCGTCGGAGCGTTTGCCAGCGGCCGAAATCGACAGATAGCGGTTCGGGCGCCGGTGGGTGGTGGCAAGACGACGCTTTTGGAACTACTAGTGACCTACGTGGTGGCCGAGGCGCCCGGGGGGATGTTGCTGGTCGGCCAGAGTGACGACATGGCCAAGGATTTTGCAGAGACACGGCTTTTGCCAGTCCTTCAGCGCTGCGACAAAACCGCCAGGCTGTTCCCTAAGGACAGGCACCAAAAGCGGAAAACGAGCATTCTCTTTTCGCATATGCCGCTTTTCATTGCGGGCCCCAACCTTTCGAGCCTGCAGGAAAAGTCCATGCGCTACGTTTGGATGGATGAAATTTGGAGATGGCGCCCGGGGATGATTGGGGAAGCGCAGCGGCGGACGCACGACCGCTGGAACTCGGTGGTGATCGGCGTGTCTCAGGGATGGGATGCAGATCACGACGCGGACGCATTTTTCAACGCGGGCGAGCTTTGGAGCTGGGGCTCAGCTTGCAAGGGCTGCGACAAATGGGTCCGGATGTCTTGGCTCAACATCCGCTGGGACGAGGCGCAGCGGGAAGATGGGACCCCGGATTGGGAAGCCATTGCGGGATCCGCGCGGCACGTCTGTCCGGAGTGCGGGCTGGAGACGCGCGACACGGCGCAGGGCCGCCGGGAGATGGCGCAGCTGGGCGGGTACCAAAGGCAGCCGAGTAACGGGTTACAGGGAGCAATCTCGTTTCATTATTCCGCTTTGGCTGTGTATTGGATACCGTGGGGGACGTTGGTTGTGGAGTGGGTAAAGGCGCAGATCCTAAAGCGGGCCGGGGATCTTTCGGCGTTGCGGCAGTTCATCCAAAAGCGGCTGGCCGAGGTCTGGAAAGAGGAACCGGAGTTGCCACAAATTGAGTTTGAGTCCGGGGACTACGTGAAGTCCGATTTGTTGGACGGGCAGCAGATTGACGGCGAGGCCCGGCGGTTCCTCACAATCGATCGGCAGCAAGATCATTTTTGGGTTTTGTGCCGCGCCTGGCGGGCGGACGGGACGAGCAAATTGGTTTACGAATCCAAGGTTTTAACCGTTGAAAGCATTCGGGACGTTCAGCGGCGCCTGAAGGTGCCGGACTACTGCGTTTTTCAAGACGCGGGCTATGATTCCGGGAACGTGTACGACGAGTGTGGGGCCCTTGGCTGGAATGCGATGCTGGGCCGTGGAGACGACTTTTTTTGGGTCGGGATCGGAAAAAAACGGTATCAACGCGCCTACACGGAACCTTCTGCTGTGCGGTCTCCCCGGGGACATGTTTGTAAGCTTATCCAGTTTGCCAACGAGCCGGTGAAGGACCAGCTGGTCCGCCTGCGGGGGGCGGGATCTCCGCAGTGGGAACATCCCCGGGACGTGTCTGCGGACTGGCTGGCGCATATGAACTCGGAGCTAAAACGGGACACAGTGGACCGCACGACGAAACAGATCAAGAAGCGGTACGTGCTGGTGAAACGGCACAACCACCTCTGGGACTGCGAGGCGATGCAGGTAGTGGCGGCCATGTATTTCCGGATTTTGGGACAGATGGAAATTGAGGCTTGATTTACCGTTTGGCGTTTTGTAGCCCGCGGCGGTATCGTCCGAGCAGTGGACGCCCCGGCTGCTACGGTTTTGAACGTGTTTCTTGCGCAGGACATCGCGCTTTTGCGCAACCTGCGGGACTCCGCTTTTGACGCGGTGTCGGCAAACGAAGGCACGCTAATCTCATCCACCGTAAACGGCTCCAGCTTTTCGTTTTCGGTGCCTTCCAGCCTGTCCAAGATGCAGGTGATGGCTATGGCGCAAATGGCCCTCGACTATCGGGCCCGCAACATCTGCCGCGCGGTGACCCGCACGCAGGCCATGTTCAACTGATGATCAAAGGCATCACCAGCTGGTTAAAATCGACTTTTGGGTTAAGCGGACAACCCAACCAGCTGCGGCTTGTCAACGGCGGGTATTACGCGCAGCGCCCGTTCCTTGGCAACTACGCCCAGTCGATGGACAAAAACGTGACGACCTCCGAGTGGCGCACGATCGTCAACGCAAGCCAAAAGCTTTTTTGGAATTTCGGACCCGCGCAAGGGGCGCTTCAAGAAAAATCCACTTACGTAGTGGGCCGCTCCTGGCTCCCCCGGTTTGAAGGCGAGGACAAGGAGTGGGGCAAGGTGGCGACGGATTGGTTAGTGTCGCAATTCTACGGGGTTTCCCACGTTAACGGCATTGACTTTCAAACCGGGCTCTACCTCGACAGCTTAAGCGTCGATCGGGACGGGGACGTGTTTACGCTCTACACCGAGGCTCGTGACGGATATCCGCAATTCCAACAAATCCCTTGGCACGCTGTCGGATCCCGAGACGGAAAAGAGTTGATTGAGCAGGGACCCTACCGCGGACTGCGCCAGGTCAACGGCGTGATCCTTAACGAGTACGGGCGCCCGGTGGCGTTTCGGGTGCTTGGTCGCACACCGGAAGAGGACCGGGACATTTCCGCGCGCAACATGGATTTCCTCCGAGAGCCGCACGCACCGGACCAGACGCGCGGGCTTCCTGCGTTCACGTCCGCAATCTTGGACCTTCGGGATCTAATGACGGTGCAGGATTACGTCCGCCAAGCAGCCAAACTGGCCGCGGCCATCGGACTGATCGAACACAACGAAGCAGGCGTGGCGGATCTTGGGGACCCCGCTTACGCATTGCAAAAGACCGGGCCCACAAATCAAGGGTTGGTCGGAGAAGAGGTGTTCGGTGGGACCGTGCGCTATTTTCGAGCCAATTCCGGCGCAAAGCTGGAACAATTGAAATCTGAAATCCCGTCCGAGGCCACCAACAGCCTCATGGAACGGCTGCTGCGGAATGCGCTGCACGGCGCGGGACTGCCGTATGAATTTTTTTGGGACGCCAGCAAACTCGGGGGCGCCAGCGTCCGAGCGATGGTGGCAAAAGTGAACCGCACCGTGGCGGATCGCCAGGATCTTATTCGGCCCGTCGCACGGCGCCGGATTGGTTACGCGGTTTCCAAAGCCATCAAGCTCGGCGTGCTTCCGGAATACCGCGGTCCAGATCTCGGGGGCTCTCTGCGTTGGGGCTTCACGACTCCGCCTCAAATCACGGTGGATGCTGGATACGCCAACGCGGACGCTCGGGAAGCCTACAAGCTCGGGATGCGCACGCTCACCGAAATTCTGGCCGAGGGAGGCCGCACGCTCGGGGATCATTTGGACGAGCGGGAGCGTGAAGAGATCGAGATCCGGACGCGCATGGAACGGAGCAAACTTCCTGAGTCGGCTTTTCGAGTAATTCCCGGTGCACCGCAACCGCAACCCGAACCAGCTGCCGCGCTATGAGGTTTCAGCGAATCATTGAGCAAGTTTATCATCGCCCGTGGTTCATCACGAGTGAAGGGCACGCCAGCGTCCGCCGCGTGGTGGAAGCCGCGCTGGTGCGGTCCAACGGCGGGCTGGATCTCAGTGCGATGATGAACCCGCGGGAAGAGATGGAGCTGCTGCCCAACGGTATTGCCAAAATCCATGTTTGCGGCGTGCTTGGAAAAGGGCTGGCTCCGATCGAGA